AATTTTCAATAAAATAGGTATTACTACCGTCTATTTGATTAATTCCGTTATCATCGACGTATTTAACATTGGTTGCGCGTGACGTGTCAGCTTGCCATGCGTTAGCGGGCAAATTTGTTTTGATAAATGCCGTGTTTGTTGTAAGAGTTGTGACATTAGATATGCTGTTGTTATTCATATCTAAATTGCCTGTCATAGTGCCACCGTTAAGCGGCAGGTATTTGGCAAATTCTGACGCGATGTTGTTGTATGCAGTAATAAGTTTATTAACCTCACCAATTATGCTATTAGTAATCGTAAGTAAATTGCACATACTTTCATATAGAGAGCTTCCCTCTAATATTGTTGGTACTGTTTTATTACATGCGCAGATATTATTTATGTTTGGTATTTGTTCCATTTGTTAAACTCCTTTAAGGTTTGTAAGCTGTGATATCATTGCGTCCAGCATATCATTTTTTGTATCATATTCAAAATAGTCTGTTACTATTGCGTCAGAATTTGGAAGTAACCCAGGCGTATCGGGGTAACCTATTGTAGTGGTTTTAAATTTGTATTTGCCGTCATTATCCGGGGTAATCGAAAAGATATATGCGTGCATTTAAAACACCCCCATAAACAAGTTTTTAAGCTCACCTATCACCATTAAATCAATATTAATAAATGTATCCCGGTATAGTTTAAGTAATTCAGCTTGGGATTTTTTACTGCCTGTTGTTGTTTTTGTATCAGTCAAGTTTCTGTTTTTTACTTCCTTATCGTCTTTGAAATTTGAATTTATTGTATCTTCGGAATAATTATTAGTTACATTACCCGTGTTTGTTGTTGTTCCGTTGCTTGTTTGCGTTGTTTCCGAGTTATCTGTTCCGTTTGTAACGCCTGTTTCAACGGAGCTTGCATAAAAATCGTCGTCACTTATCCAATTCTTTTTTATTGGTGTTTGCGGAGTATCGTTTTGGTATTTAGTATTTGTGGCATTGCTTGTGTTAGTGCCTTCACTATTATTTGTTACATTATTCGTAGTAGTTAAATCATTAACCTGTTTGTTTTCCGTGTTTGATTTTACTTGACTTTGATTTACTCCGTTAGTGGTTGTTGTTTCATCACCTGTTCGGGTTGTTGTTTCTGTAAAGTTGTCGGTAACTAACGGTTCAATCTCGAGCTTAGCGCTTTCGTAAAGCTGATTATAATACGGCATAATCTCGGACATTGTTGTTCCTAAATAATGGTTAAATCTATCGGGGGTTTCAAAACCAATTTCATGGAAATAGTAATGATTAATTATTTTATTATTAAGTGTATCACGGTATGTTTCATCAAATATCGGGTAATTTTCCAAGTTCAGTTCATACTTCTGTTCCACTAATGTCTTTAGTTCTATCGTATACTTTGCCATTAAGCTCGACCTCCTCATAATATGTTTGTGTGCTTTGACGGAAGTTAACTTTAATATTTGTTTTAAACATTTTATTTATTTTCTTAGCCGCGTCCTGTCTGGCATTAAGCATGACATATCTTTGAGCGTGAACACCGCCGAGATTAGATATAATCTCGTCAGTAACAAGTCTTTCTTTTTTCTCTGTGTTTGCATTATCTATGCCACAGAATGTGAGTGCCTCCTGCCAAATTTGTCTTTTTAGTGTATTCAGACGGTCTGCAACATATTCGGATTTAGTGGGAATTACAGAAATATTATCAATATTAGTATTCTCGTCAGCGAATATAACGGGTATGTTTCCGTCATACTGTTGATAAAGGTTTCGCATAGTAAGCTCTTGTTTCTTATCACACTTAATAATTAATGGTGTTTTCTGTGATTTAACATTAACATCAATAGTCCGTTCAATTTCTGCAAGTCTGCGTGCGTATAATTCAATAGTTAAAATGGACGGGGTATGTAAGTAATTGTTATAAATTAATACACTGTTTTTATTATCTAAACGTTTCTGATATCCGTTAGGAGCATATGCACGGCGATATATAGGATAGTTATACACGTCTAATTTACCACCGATAGCGCAGTTTAATGCAAGGTTTCCGATAACATCATCGTTGAAATATACTAAAAATCCCCTATCACACAAACTAAGTTCAATAAATCGCGGGTCTACACTATCGGGCAGGTTTTCCCATTCAAACATATTTATAACATATTCCTGTAATCGATTGAAATAATCGATATACGTATTATGATTATCAATGTATGTTTTTTTCTTTTTGCCGGTATAGTAGTTCGGCATTGCATCTAAAAATTTCAATTATATTCACCTACCTTACTGTTGATAATTTCCTATTTGTTTGGGGTCTGAAATATCCCAGCATCTAAATCCGTTCGTAAATATCCTTTTTATTTTCGTCATTGCATTTGTAGGCACTCCATTTAAATATGAATATGGGTCTATTGTTGTAGAATTTAAAGGAACAGCAATAGGCATTATAATGGGATTGTTTAGTTTTAGATATGGTCCTCTCCCTCCATTATTTCCAAATATTTTTGTAATATATGCACCGCTTTGTACTTGATTATACGCATAACCATACATACGAAAATATGACGTCATACGAGCACAGCTTGCCCTATCTGCCTGAACTATTTCAAGTTGAAATGCACTGTTTAAATTATTATAAATTTTACCTATATTTGAGCTTAACATACCTTTTAATGTGTCAGGTACATTTCTTTTATCATTTATTGTAAGTGCGCCACCTCCGATTGTTCCGATTAAATTAAGCCCGGCATCTGCGGCGGTAAGACCTCCCATTGTGCCGCTTAATCCACTTGCACCCGCTTGTAACAGCCCTTTAGAGCCACTGATAACATTTGTTAATGCTGATAATATATTGTTACCTATAAAACTTGATGAATTATTGTTCCACCATGTTTGAAATTCGTTTCTATTCCAGTTACACATAACACTGTCATTATATTCAACTATTTTTGTATCACTATTGATTACTGTTGGAATGTATGCCCACATTGTAGGAGTTAGTCCAAATGATTTTTTAATTTTAACATAAAATTTATTTCCGTCATGGTAATCTAATTCTTCTGGCTTATACTCAACAGTAATACCCTGTGCTGTATGTAATAAAATCTTACAATATGGATATGTATATAACTTTGGATCATAACCTGTTTGGAATAATGAACTGAAATCAATTTCAATATTCTGTGACATTAAATTTGGATAAACAGTAATTTTTGTTGGGTTAGTAATATCATCGTATGCTACAATAGGATACCTTGATAACATAATACCCTGAATAGCATCATCATTTAATTTACTTATAATATTAGTGGTTAAGTTATTTATATCCTGAGAAATGGTACTATACGGTAAACTTGCAAAATTTAATTCTGTATATACTCCTCCGAGTATTTTTGATTTAGTAAACCATTGTGTTACTTTACGATTTTTAAGGGAGCCATCTGTAATTGGAACATCGGGAACTTCGGTTGTAAACACATTAAAATATTTATCTGCCAACGTAGTTCCGATATTAGGAATGGTTATTTGAATACTATTTGTATAAATACTTTTATAATACGAAATGTCCGTATAGTCCTCAACGGTATTACTGAGGAACGCCTCATTTGTAGTCGCTCTCTCAATAAAGCTATTTTTTATTTGAATATCACGATAATAGGTTTGAAAATAATCTATCTCATAATACACTTTAGTGGCTAACGCACTTATATATTCAATTCTATTTATAAACGCAAAATATACTTTATTAGGAGTGTATGTTACACTTGCGCTTTCACTAACACCTTGTGAAATTATTCTGAATATTACATAATTACAATTAGAGATATTTGACGCATTAGTTGGAATAATTAAAGTATTCTGTTCGTCACCAAAAGCATGGTTTGTCATTAGATAAGGGTGCCCGGTATCCCCGTTGTAATAGAAAGCGCTTTCACTACCGTCAGAATTATATACCTGTTTTAAGTAATTATTTAAAAAAAGCTGTACTTGGTCTGCTACTGTACCGTTATGAGCAGGATAAGTCCATATATCTTGATAAGTGTTATCACAAGGAACACCAGCACAAATATATACTTCTGTTCCGTTTACTTTATCAGGCGTTAACTGAAATGTTGGTATTAATGACATATAATATCAATCCTTTATAGAAGTTTGCGGAGAGGTATAGCACCCCTCCGCTATGTATATTATTCTGTTACTGTAACCGTAGCCGTTCCAGTTTTTGTTTCGTTAACTACACTGGTTGCTGTAACAGTAAGGGAGGACAAAGTCTCATTAGGGGATACATAAAGCATACCTGTATTGTCTATTGTGCTATTGTCGCTGTTAACGCTCCATGTTACGAGCTTAGACGGAGTGCCTGTAACTACAACATTCGCACTGAATTTACCATACTGTCCCTTAGAAACACTAAGAGTAGAGGGTGTGACGCTAACTGATGTTATACTATTTGTTGCTGTTGTAAACAGGACTGCGTTTGCAAACGGGGATTTAGAGTACGTTTTCCATACATGATAGAAATAATTCCAATACAGTCCCTGTCCATTATAGTTTTCTGTAAAGCCGATAAAGTTATCGAATACCATAAACCAGCTTTCATCAACAATAGCAGCAACAACACCAGTCGTATCGCTGAAATCGTCTATCAAGATACGCTGACCCATAAACTCTGCCTTATCCATATTAAACGCACTTGCAAGCACATTTACATCAATTACAGCGTCGAAAGCCGCGTCTACAATAAGTATCTGATTGCGCTTTTTACTGTGTGTGACCACACCCATGGGGTTATAAATATTTGACATAAACTCCAGCTTATTGCTAATACCTTTAATCGTGGTTACAATCTCATGGGCATTATCAGCAGTAGGTTCGGGTACTGTTATCGCATAAAATTCCCCGTTATTAATGCCATCCGCAAGCATTTCTTTCATGATAAGGAACTCATCAAACTCCGAACCGGTATAAAGACTGTCAACAATACGTGCGATAAGGTCGCTGACACCCTCAGTAGAAAGAAACGCCTGCCGCAGCTGCTCATTGCTGATTGTCGTTTTGTAAAAGTTCTTTACATTAAGACGATGGAAAGCCGCGTTAACGTCGGGAATTTCACGTTTGAAAACCTCATTTTCCGCTACATTGGGGTCAAATTCATGTGCTCTGGCGATATTTATGAATATTTCCTCTACTGTCTCACCGTATTCAAGAATACCCTTTTTAAATCTTTTCAACGGATTTTCATATGATTTTGATGTGATAAGTACTCTGCCAATACGATTTACAAGAGCATGAAGAAATTCATTCTGTATTGCCTCAAAGGTAATAATCGGATTGCCTACTTCTTTTATGTTGTTTTGAGTTGCGACCGGCACTCTGTCTTGATATGTCTGACTTGCACTATTTCTGATTGCGTTAAGAATATCAACAGAGCTGGCGGCAAGTGTCACTGATTTTGCTTTAGTTGCCATTATTTTTCACTCCTTATTTATATATTATAATCACCCTCGCGGGTTTTAAACAAATCTTCATATTCTATGTCATAAGCATTATTGTCAGAGCGGATATCTTCAATTTGCTCCTCTTTTACTTCTTCCTCATCACTGAAAAACCGCTCGCGGTATTTTCTTACCATATCATCGTAACGCTCTGACCATTTAACTCCGTTCTCGTCAACACTATCATCAACTACTTCGGTGCTAATATTATCTATCACGTTATAAACATCGTCCTGTAGTCCTTTCAGTTCATTCATGATAGCCTCATCGTCTTTTGCAAGCTCACTTATCCTTATAAGACGGTCTTTAATTATTTCCTTATCCATTTGTTATTCCTCCAATCTGTATGGCTTCTATTAGTCTACCAATCATTGTTGCACATTCTTCACGGGTAATATTCTGACGGGGTTTGAATGTCCCGTCTTCATATCCATCTGTAATGCCGTAATCGTACAATAGTGAAATGTATTTTTTTGCATAATCGTGTGCCTCATTAAAATCTGTCGGTATCATTTCTTCACCTCCTATTTGAAAATCTTTTGAATTATATTTACCTCGTTTAAAATCATAACCGAGATATTCATAAGGGTCAATGTCCTTATTATCCTTATTTATTTGATAATGAACATGTACACCCGTCACATTACCAGTATTTCCCATTATGCCGATTTTAGTTGTTGGAGTAACAATATCGCCAACTTCTACACAAATTGTATCAGTTGCTAAATGACACAAAATGTGATGTAAGCCTTGATTATCTCCGATTGATACATACCAGCCCCAGCCTGTTTTATCATATGCTACAACCCGGACTACCCCCTCACAGGGAGAATAAACAATTTTGTTATCACTGACAAAGTCAATACCTTTATGATAGGTCGCCCAATATTTTGTATTTACTTCTTTGTACTCTGCTGTAACCTCGAAATTTCCACTTACTGGCAGTTTAGTCATTATCTTCACTCTTTCGTTTTAAAATATCTATGGCGTTTATTAATACTTTAGGGATAGGAACGCCCATAAGCCCCAGATTTTCAATTATAGATATTATATCGTTAATAATTAAACATACAATAACACAATCACGAATAAAACTGTTTCCGCTTATTAAATCCGTAAAATTAGCGATTATAACTACAACAAAATATGCTGCTTTTCGAATAATTCCTTTAAACCCTGCCTTACTTTCAAGTCTGCCTGTCTCAGATTTTGGACTTTTATGGAATATTCCAGCTAAAATAATTCCTAATATATAATCTATTAACATTATTATGCTTAATATTATAATCTGCAAATTAACTTTCCCCAGTAAAAAAGTAAACCCTACACAAGTTATGCTGTATATCGAAAATAAGATTGATTTTATACTCAATACATCACCCCACTATATTGTCATTTTTATAATATCTTCGCACATATTCTTAATGTTAATATTTTCAAACCTAACTAATCCGAGCTTATAGCATTGGATAAAATTGTCAATAAATTTACTGCTGTGTCCTTTTAAAAGCATAGTGTTAGGAGTATGGTCAGATAAAGTGATAGAATACTTGATTTTACAGTGCTTATCTGTATCATTTGATACATATAACAGACCGCTCTTATTTATGTCCGTCCATATCCCAAACTCTACGCCTTTATACACTATTGTATAAAAATATGTCGCTGTATACGGTTTTTTCTCGACAAATGTATTTGTATCACGTAAAAAATCACTGCCATAGGAATAGTTAAAATATTCCGTATTACTGATAATTTTACCGAAACGGGTTTGTTTCATCGCATTAACATATTCAGGGTTAGACGCTTTTTCTATTAGGATATCACTTGATGAGGATATACTTTTATTATACGGCATTCTAAGGTTAAAATATAAAAAGTACGGGTTTGTAACGCTTAATGCATTACTTAAAAAATATACTGTTACATCTCTACCCCTTGATACAGTATTATAAAATTCAAGAAAATTAACAACCTCATCAGGCAGGTAATGATGATACCCTTTATCAAGAATGAATTCATCAAAAATTATTTTATTAACATTAGGGTATGGAGTTGATTTTTCCATTTTTGATGTTGATAACGGTATAAATGTCCCCGCAATTTTATTATTAATATACGCCGTTGGACTGTTGACCTTAAACTCAACGTCAGAGAACGCTGATTTTATATCATCAAAGAATTTATTTGTACGTTTTAATTCTGTTTGATACCGACGAAGATATATAAATTGTGCCCCCGTTTTTAAAAAATCCTCTATTGCCCATTTTTTACATCCGTATGTTTTACCCACACCCCGGTCGCCCACAATAAAATTAAATAAGCAATTATGCGATAAGCTGTTCTTAATATTCCAATACATATTCAACACCATTTTAATAGGTCGGAATATAAGGGAGTAACACCGACTGCCACGCCGTGAAATAAATGTCAAAATTAATTGTTGGCTCCATTTATTCGCGTTACCTTTTCCTTATATCCCTACATATATTATAGCATAAAATATTATAATTATCAACTACTTATTAAATTTATTTACATACTCACCATAACTTAAAAAGCAATTATTTTTAAGGTTATATAAGTAAATTTCATGCAAAAGCATATCAAATTCATTTTGTTTTTGTTTCCGTTCTTTCAGTTCTTCTGATTTAGCTTTTCTTAGTTTTTCAACATTTTTGTAATACATGTTCCGTCTTTTTATATTTGCTTTCTGTAAACACGATTTATTGCAATATTTCTGATGTTTAACATTAGGAATAAAAGACTTACCACACATCAAGCATTTAATTTCATTTAATGGTGAAATCAAGCTCATGCAATACAACACCTCCATTTACATGTAATGGTACAAGTTTTCCACTATATACTGCGCCCTCTTTAAAATTTTCAAAGGTAACCTGAGAATAGCATTTATCGGGCAGACCCGCACATGTTATATTTAATAAGCTGTCTCCATAATCTAAATTTTTTAAATTGGAATTAGCATTAATAAATTTATCAATTTCATCCCTATCCATTTTAATCTTTTCAACATATGTTTTTGCTCTAATATATTTACCCTCTGAAAATTCTCCCTCTTTTTTCCATGCACCTAATTTAACAGGGTCAACTTCTATTGTATCAGGAATATTATACCCTTTAATATGCAAGCTATCTGTATCTGCATAAATAAAATTATCTCCTAATTTTTTCGCGTTAGTTATAGTTTTATACCGGGCATAAGAGGTCACAAAAATTCCAATTGGTAAATAATTAGCTTTTCGTATCTCTTTCTCGCCTAATTCGTACTTAATAATTCCATTATCTAAAACAGGATACTTACCTTGCACATTAGGATTTAATGCAAACTTACCGTACAGAGAATTTAACATCAGCTTAGCAATAGTTCGTAAACCATGATTTTTATCTATTGTAGCTTGATTTTTTATCCCTATCCAATAATCAATATAATTTTTAAATAGCTTATTTGTGCTTTTAAATTTATAGCCATTAATATACACTAAATTTTTTGCATTATAATTATCAAAAAACAATTTTAAATCAATGTTTGTTAAATATAAGTTTATTATTTCACCATGACTATCAGTAAGATATTCTGTGGGAATAAAACCAATATTATTTTTTATTTGAATTGTAGGAATTCCACTCTCTTTTAATTCAAATTCACATGCTAAATGCTGTATATAAAGATTGTATATTCTATCATATTTATATTCGCCCTCATAAAAGATATATTCTCCATAAGGTAACTTACATTCATACATAACAGATGGGTATAAACTGTTAACGTCTAAAATAATCCCACCATTAACAATTTTATTTTTATAGAGTGGATTAAGGTAGGTAAAACCACCTTTGTATGCTCTGCGCATATCTTTATCCACTTCATATGGTATTTCGGGAAAATACTTTTTATATTTATCTAAACCAAGTAATTCTTTATAACTGTTTAAAGCATTACTTGCAGTTGTCATATGCGTAAGCTGTTGCTTAAATAACTCTTGCAGGGCTAAACATACTATTTCGGTGTCATGTTTTAAATATTCCTTTTCATGCTCAGTTAATACATGGTTTTTATCACGAGTTAAAGTATAATTTAAATCTAACTTAGTTATTGGCAGCTTAAATGTTTGCGCAATTTTATCCACACTCATTGGCAGCAATTTTAAACTATCATAAATAGTTAAAATATTTTTTACCTTACTATTCTTTCTAAAACAAATTTCGCACGAATAAAAAACACCTTTATCACTAATTAAAGTTGTAAAAGTATTCGTTTCTAAATCTTTACGAGATTTAACATATTTAAAATTATGATTATATAAGTAAAAAAAAATAAATTCACAATCAAATTTTGCATTATGAAAATATACAGTTGCTTTTTTATTCTTAAAAAAATCAAAAAAGAATTCTATATTATTATCACAATAAAATTCTAACGTATTAATATTCTGTATCCCACATGCCCATACAAAACAAGCAGCTGCATCAGTAGTTGTTTCAAAATCCGCAACATAGATATCACACCTCGAATTCATCTACAACTTCCCCAGTAGATTTATCTATTTTATATGTGGCACGGTTATTAGTTTCTTTATCTATTGCATTTATAAAAGCATATTCTATTTCTTCCTGCTCTTGCGGTTCGTATATGAAATCGATATTAAAATATGGAATTTTATAATATAATGAAACTAAATCAGTTCCACTCAGTTGATTTACTTTTGAATATAACTCCCCTTTCCCAAATACATTTTCAATCGCTTTCAGCATATTATTTTTATAAAATACTGCACGTTGACTAATATCCATATTGTATCTGTTACGCTCAATTCCTTGAACAAATTTATCCCAATCCTTATATTTAATACTTTCAATTAAATTAGCTTTGGGGGATAAATCGGACACGGTAGGCAGACCCATTCCAAAACCGTCTTTTAAGTTATATGTCTCTATTTCCTTTTTACGCTCGCGGTTTATCCTTGCAAAAATTCTGTCTATACGATTTTTTTCATAATTCGTAATGACTACATTCTGTTCAGTAATATACGGATTTTCAGAACCTTTTTTAGTATAATTTTTTAAATCATTAACAATACGGTTATAATCGGCAAGTGAGTTTATATCTTTTAAAACTGTTCTTATACTTTTTTTCTCTGGCTGTATATCGGAAATTTCAGGTTTATTTATTTTAACTCGATTAATTTTATTATTATAATTTCTAACTAATTTTCGTAGTTTATTTACTGTCTGTGGCTTTAGGTTCATTTTCATTGACCTCTTTTATATAATATTCGATATTTTTAGCTGTTGGAGGAAACATTATGCCATTTTCAGTTTCTTCAAACATTCCGACAACACCAAAATTACCCCCGTCATATTCTATGTCATATTCGACACATACATGTAAAATAATATTATCACCTCATTTCTATACCCACCCTACCGCCCTTTAAAGTTAAGATACAATATTCAACGACAGCATTTTCTTTTTGCCTTTAGTGAGCTGTTTTACCTCTATCGGGATGGGCTCTTCCCAAGTGGGAGCTCCGTATATACCAATTAGCTTTTTAACCGCCGAAAAAATGCCGACGGATACACACTGGTATGATTTATTATCCTTATCTATAAGAACTACACGTGGACAAACACTAACTTCACCAGTTTCCTCATTCGTGCATTCTACACTTTCAGCGTATATGTCTTTTACGTATATAACCTTATTAATGCAATCTGCAAGACGATAATCGGGGTTATTTGTGGCAGCAAACAAACGTGCTTTATCCTCATTTGTCTCTACTTTAAACGAACAAAAAACGTCCGTAGAACCCGCTAAGCTGGCAGTAATTGAATTATTATTTGTTACAACGATATTGTTTTCCATTTAAGTTTATTTCCTTTCAAAATTAAAAATTTTTAGTTTTGTAATTGTTAGTTTGTAATCATTCGGCAAGTGTTTTGTTTTATCTTAAATTAACACAAGCATAAGCATCACCCCTTTAAATATAATAATTATATCATACTTTCATTCTTTCTAATTTCTCTTACTTGTAACTCTTTTTCCGATTTTGTAATTTCTTTATAGTACCGTTCAAAATCTTCTCGTGAAATAGTAATAATTCCTATATGCAATGAGCCGAATTTTTGAAACCTGTCAATAGTGACGGTTTTTTCATCTTCTGTTATGACTTTTGCGAAAATTGAAAATCCGTTTATCAGTCCTCTTGCCTTGCAAATATGTGTAAAATATATTTCATGAATACAGGGCAGCTCAATAATGTGGGTTTTGTCTTTGAAATATCTGCAATCCATTTCGACTGTATCAATTAATTGGTCTCCCCACTCAGTGCACTCTATTGCAAGTTCTTGATTTCTATCGCACAAATCATAATGAATACAATCTTTACAAGTCATTCTATTTCTCCTTTTCCTCCATTTTACCTCACCTCAACAAATTCGCCGTTTTCCAGTTTATAAAACGTATCTTCTTTTATCGTCTCGCCGTCTACAATCTTTGCAGCATAGTCTTTTATAACATATTCGCTGTCTTCCCATTCACGCTCAACAATAACTATCAGACTTCCTTTTTTGCCTTTTGCTATACTGCCGCTATCACCTATCATAACGGAGTGTTTACCGCCTGCAAGTTTCGCAAAATCACCGCCCGCAAGTGTCGCCCAATTACCTCCTACAAGTTTCGCACTATCACCGCCCGCAAGTTTCGCACAATCACCGCCCGCAAGTTTCGCTTTATAACCTCCTGCAAGTTTCGCACTATCACCGCCCGCAAGTTTCGCACTATCACCGCCCGCAAGTGTCGTACAATTACCGCCCGCAAGTGTCGTACAATTACCGCCCGCAAGTTTCGCAAAATCACCGCCCGCAAGTGTCGCCCAATTACCTCCTACAAGTTTCGCACTATCACCGCCCGCAAGTTTCGCAAAATTACCGCCCGCAAGTGTCGCCCAATTACCTCCTACAAGTTTCGCACTTTCACCGCCCGCAAGTTTCGCACTATCACCGCCTGCAAGTGTCGTACAATTACCGCCCGCAAGTGTCGCTTTATAACCTCCTGCAAGTTTCGCACAATCACCGCCCGCAAGTTTCGCTTTATCCTTTTTGTTGTTCTTTAATTCCTTTGTTTCTTCTTTTACTTCGTTCTCAATGATTTCATGCGTTGCGGTTATACTTGCTTTTATAAAATCTATGATATTGAGCTTTGCCCCTATTTTCAACTTTTTAGTACAATACTTGCGGTTATCGTCTGTTTTGCACTCGTCTAATGCCTCAACCTCTGCAAACTCTGACATACTCCCTTTGTCATCTATCAGAGGGTAATAATCGAAAACATCAAGCGGATATTTACAAAAGTGCATACCGCTGTTGCAGATTTCGGCTTTTTCTTCTTCAAATACTGCATTTTCTGCGTATTGCTTGCCTTTACAGATTAGTCCTTTTTCAAATGCTTTATATCCACGCATTGTTTCTATTCCTCCTCTTGTTCTGCCGTTTTTACCTATAATATTTTAAATATCTCTTTAATTGATAATTTCTTAATAAAACGAAAATAAATAAAACCACATATCGGATATATAACACCCATAAATAAAAGTAATATTAATATCATTTTAAATCCTCCTTTTATCGGAATGGTAGTTTTCTACCGTTCCGACATTATTAAACTATGACAGAACAGATAAATTTTCTAATCTGTCCAATAAATCATTATAATATTCTAATAGCTCTTTATAGTTTTCTTTCGCTGCTTCTGATGTGCTATTTAACATTTTATCATATGTATCAACTCTAATAAAACACACAGCATGTACAATCCTATTAATATCTTTTACTGTTAAACCTTTCATTTTAATAACCTCCCTTTGTTATTTGTATATAGTATACCACTATATTTTATATTTGAAAATATCTTTATCGTGTTAGTATTTGACTTTATGTTGCTTTATAAAAGTAATTTAATATCAATAAAATTATATCAGTAAAATA